TTTCCTATCTCCTCTCGCTCATCCGTTCGCAGCCGCGCCCTTTACTCCGTACCCATCCGTACCTATCCGTAAAAACCCGCGCCGCTTATTTCCTGTAGTAATTCATCGCTGTCCCGGCAATGTTCCCCATCCCGGAATTGACCTGACCGACAATATTCAGCCCCAGCGCATGTCCGCTCGGACTCTTCGCCTTCGCCACCCCGGCCTGATAATCGTACATCTTCGCCTGTTCCCTCATACGGTTCTCCTCCTGGACTCCGCCCGCATGGATGTCCCGGATCTTCCGTTCCTCCTCCGCCGCGGACGCACCCAGGATCGCCAGCGGACTCCCGCTGTCCATCGCCGCGCCGCTCTTCCCCAGCAATGCCCTCTGCGCCGCCTTCAGCCGTTCCGCCTGCTCACGCTGCCTCTTGACGTTTTCCGCCGTCTCCGCTTCCTTCCGTTCCGCTTCCCGTTCCGCCAGACGCTGATTGTACCGCGCCTGATCCGCTTCCATCTCCGCGTTCGCCTGCGCCTGCTTGTGCTGCTGAACGGAGCCGACGACCCCCAGCGTCGTCCCCACCGTCGTAGCTACAACACTCGTGATCGCCGATGCTATCGCTGCCCATTCCGCCATCTCACACCTCCTTGCTGTCCTTATCTCTCATTTCCCTGTCCTCCGCCTCTCGCCGGAAGTCTTCGGCTCCCGCGCCTTTTACTCCGTACCCATCCGTACCCATCCGTAAAAACCCGCGCCGCTATCATCTCGCGCCCTGCGTCTCATCTCTCCTACCTCATCTCTCATACCTCATACCTCACAACATCATGTATTTCTGTTCCACTTCCGGATCCCCGGTAATGTATCCAAGCTCGTCGCAGATCCGGTTCACGCTCCGCCGCCCGAACATCGTCAGCAGATGTTTCGCCCCGTGCACCCTGGCATAGTTCGGCATCCCGCCCAGCAGAAGACGAACCGCCTGATCGCTTTCCTTCGCCCCGTTCCCCGGATTCCCGATGCACCATCCGCACACCGCCACCGGCGAACTCTTTTCCAGATACAGCATCGCCACCGCCAGCAGCCGTTCACTCGTTTCCCCGTGTTCACGTCCGAACGCCGAAAGCCCCGTTTCCGGCAGCCAGTCCACCGGAAATTCCAGCTCCGCCCGTCCCGTCGTCTCACGGATCCGTTCCGTCAGCCACTCCCGCGCCAGAAGCGCATCTTCCCGATCCATCTCATCCACTCGCATCATCATCTTCATTCCTCCGCCTCGTATACCGTCGATATGCTCGTCACGTTGAAGGGCAGGGGAGCCGTCTGTCGCAGTTCCACCACCGCTTCCTTCCCGTATCCCCCCGAGACCGGCAGCACCGCCACTTCTTCCTTCTCCTTGATCGCCTCGTCAAGATTGTCTTCCAGCACGTCCCGGCTGATGATCTTCTGCCACCGGTCTTCTCCGGCTCGCACTTCGCCTCCCACCGTCCCGTACACACGCACCCGCACTTCTCCCACCGTCTTGTTCCGCAGAAGCGTCAGACCGTCCCGCATCTCCGTTTCCAGCGGCATCGGCGAAAGCTCGCTCGCATACCCAAGCCCGACCACCGCCTTGTTCACCTTGCTTTCCAGCTGGATCTTCCCGTTTTCGTCCACCTCCCGCGTCAGCATCTCCGCTCCGTCTCCCAGCACCTGCACATCCAGCCCTTCCAGATGTCCCAGACCCGATACCTCGTTGAACGCCGTCTCCGATTCCCTTATCACCGCCCCGTCAACATAGATCTCTTCGCCCGGATTCAGCACTTCGATCATCCGCTTCCCGGCCCGTTCCACCGCCAGATACAGCATGTCCCTGTCTCCGGCCGGTACGCAGCAGATCGAGCGCACCGTCCCCGCCGTGTCATGCCTGGACCACCCGATCACTTCCTGCTCCCGCTCGTACGTCAGCGATGCCAGCGTCCCGTTCCCCAGCAGACACCACAAGATCGTGTCCGGCTGCTGCTGCAGCGCGATCTCCGCAATCCCGCTTTCCGTGATATGTTCCGCCAGGATCGTCATGTCCGGACTCGCATACCCGTCCTTCTCCCACCGGAATACGAACTCCCGCACCTTCCGGCCGCCCCGCTGTACGAAAAGCGCCGTCTCCCCCGCCATCGCCGCACCCGCCTTCGCAGACCCGTACACGCTTTGCCGCTTGATCTTCACGTTCGATGCCGTAAGCGCCTCGTCCGCCGCCGATGCCGAAAGCGTCCACTCCGAATCGCTCGTCCCGATGATCAGCGCATCATGCTGCAGGATCCACCGGATGTCGTTCACCGTGTCGCTCGCCAGAGTGAATTCGATCGCCTGATCGTCTTTTTCCCCCAGCAGAAAATTGTCCCAGTCTCCCGTCTTGCTCCCCCAGATCGTCTGCCCCTGCGTCTTCGTCCCCGCAAATATCATCCGCTCTTCATAGAATGCCACCGCCCGCGGATATCCTCGCCGCGCCGACCACGCCCCTTCGCTCCATTCCGCCGTCGCGCCAGTCCCGCCCAGCTTCCGGATCACCGTCCCCTCGGCATGCGTCCCGTCCGTGACGCTCGTGATCTTCACCACGCCAGGCACCGCGTAGTCCGGATTCGACAGCAGACACCGGCACATCTTCAGCGTGCCCGTCGCCGACTGCTCGTAATCCTCCATCTTGATCCGGTACAGCACACCCTCTTCTTCTTCCTTCCCGTCCCACACGATATTCTGATCCGCCGAACTCGAATCCGTCTTGTGGTCCTTCCAGGTCGTTCCCCCGTCCGTGCTCCGCTGGATCTTCACCACACCCGTCCACGTCCCGTGAGACGTGAAACTCCAGTTCCCGAATACTTCCAGCGTGTCGCTCGTTTCGTTCCCCGTGAAATCCTTCTTCACTTCGTTCACGGCACGCACATGCACCAGCTCGAAGTACCCGCCCACGTTGCCTTCCTCGAAAACCGCTTTGCTCGCCGTCAGACTGATCTCTCCCGTCACCCCGCTCGCCGTGATCGTCGCGTCGTCGTCCGTGTTCGGATCCCGCATCGGCGGATACTCGTACTCCTTCTCCACCAGCTCGAAACTCGTCTCCGTCAGCCTCCGCAGTTCCATGACCGGATGTTCCGGATGCACCAGCGTCATCACGTCCGCGCTCTGCACTCCCTGGATCTCCGCCAGCTCGTCCGCTCCGTACGGCGTCGACAGCTCAACGACCGTGCCCCCGTTCTTCACCGCTTCCCCATCCCGGAAAAACCGCACATACTGGTCTCCGAACTCCAGCAGATACGCCTGTTCCGCCGATGCCGCAAACCGCATCAGCCTCACCGACCCGCTCGCACTCTTCGTCTGCCCGATGTACTTCATCCCCTTCCGCCGTTCCGCCGCACCGTACGGCGTCACCAGCATGTTCCGCATGCACCGGCATCCCTTCGCATACTGGCTCACGTCCATCCGCCCCCGCATCTTCGGCGACAGTTCCCCGCTCACAAAACTCGTTACAACCGCAAATCCGCCCATCTCTCACCTCAGCTTCACAGGTTCATCACCGCCGCCAGCGGACTCCCGTCCTCCGGCTTCTTTCCCAGATTCTGCCCCAGTGCTCCGGCCCCTTCCAGCATCTCCTGCGCCGCCATCTGCGCCTGCGCCGCTTCCGCCGCCGCCTGCCTCTTCGCGTCCCGGTCCTTCGCAGGTACCAGCCACTTCGGATTCGCTCCGTTGGCCGACGCGATATCCCGCACCACCAGATCCAGATCGAAGTTGTCCAGCAGCTCCGGTTTCGCCGCCGCAAGATTCGCCACCGTCGCTTCCGTCTGCAGCCACGCCGCCGATTCCAGGTTCCGGATCGACAGCGCGATCTTGCTCACGAATTCCACTTTGTAGTCCGGCTTCGCCGCCAGCGCCGCGGGCGGTTCCGGCAGCATCCCCTTCCGCTGCAGGATCCCGTACACACGATGGATCACCACCCGGAACAATTCGCTGTGCAGATTCCCCGCGATCGGCGCAAACGGGATCATCTTCCCCTGATTCCGGATCTCCGCCTCCGTCGCCGTGATCTGCTTCAGGTCCCCCAGCGGATCGAAAATATCCCAGAAAAATCCCCGCTTGATCTCATCGTCCACCTCTTTGATGTCCTGGAACAATGTATTCAGATTCGCCACGTTCTGCAATACTTCAGGCTTCTGCCCGTTGATGTCCGGTTTGTACGGGATCACCGCACCCGGATCCTTGTCGAAATCCTTCTCCACCAGGCTCCCGTCCGGGATCAGCCACGAGGGATCCGCCTGATGTTCACGGCCCAGGATATACGCCTGCTGCATCCGGTTCGCCATCTTGATCGTCGGCAGCATGTTCAGCCCCGGACCCCGTCCGTACACCTCGTTGTCCGACTTTTCAAACCGGCAAACCGCAAAAGGATTCTCCTCGTATCCGCCTTCTTCCAGCACCACCTTCGTTTCCAGGTCGATATACACATCGCAGAACGGCATGTTCTTCTTGTCCAGACACCCTTTCTGCCTCTCCTTCCTCGGAAATACCGCATGCAGGATCCGGTGCTTCTTCTCCTTCGTCTTGTCCCCGTCCGCTTCTCTCTTCACCGTATCCGGGATCCCCTCCCGGAACTCCTGCGCCATCTGCCGCGCGGTCATCTCGAATTCCCGGTACACCGTGTCGATCTCTCCGCGCCAGTCCGCCGCATAGCACACCGTCTCCACCGGGAAACTCCGGAAGTTCAGCAGCGTCCCGTCTCCCTCTTCGCAGTACACGATCCCGTCAAGTCCGCACGCCAGATTGTTCAAAGCCTGGATCAGCACGCTCGCCCAGTTGCTGTTCGCCATCGCGAACGCGATCTCCTTCGTTACCTCCCCGAAATAGTCCTTCACCTCTTCGTCTTTGGAGAGCTCCTCGTCCTGCGGCACCAGATCGAACCACCGCTTGTCTGGCGGCGCCATCCAGTTGTACATCCCCGACGCCAGACGCTGCCTCGCCTCGATCGCCGTCGTGTCGTATATGTTCTGCCCTCGCGCTCCTCCCTCCGTCAGAAAGTCCGAATACGTCGGCATCACATACTGCCTCACTTCTCGCCACACCGACAGCCAGTACCCGTCCCGCGACGCCTTCAAACTCGAATACCTCTCAATGATCCCCTTCACATCCATCTTTCCACCTCGCTCATCCCTTCATCCTCCCGCTTTGCGTCCCCCCATTTCATCTCTCATCTCTCATCTCTCATACCTGTTTTCCTTCGGTCCCTTCCGTCCATTTCACCGGCCGGTTTTCCAGTCGCCCGATCCCGCTGTCATGCCGCGCACGGATCCAGTTGCTCCGCTTCCCCGTCCCCTGCAGACTGTACCGGTTCTCCTGACTGTCCACGCTCCGCGCCTGCTGCAGCCGCCTCTCGTATTCCTGACGGTACATCCCGATCAGATTCGTATTCCGCGTGTTCGCCATCCCAAGTTCCGCCGCCAGACTGTATTGCAGCGCCTCCACGAAAAGCACGTCGAACTTGTTCGGATCCTCCTCCCTCCGCGTGTACACCGCTTCCTCCGGATACTCCGTAACAAGGATCTTGCCCGCGTGCATCCGGAACGGCCTCCCGCTGGTCAGACGCCGCACACGGATCACGTCTCCCGGCAGTGCGCACATGTACGGATACGCCGGATCCGGACTCCCCTCCGCCAGCACCTCCAGCTTCGAAACCGCCTCCGCAAAACTCCACGGATGATCCCGCAGCACCCTGTCCCGCAGCACCGGATAAAACAACCGGCACAGCCGCGCGTTATTGTTCGTCTCCTCCATGTTCGTGATCGTCGGGATCCCGACCATCTGCAGCGCCAGATTGCATATCGTCACACTGTCCATTTCTTACCTCATACCTCATCTCTCATACCTCATACCTGAAAAAAAGGGGGAGCAAGACCCCTCACCGGATCATGCCCCCCCAGCCGCGCCGCCCGCGCTTAATCGGTAACGTACTCGAGATGCACGCCGATCACCGTACCGCTGGCAATGGCCGCTCCGCCCACGGTCGCCGAAATCACGTCTTCGGCAGGCAGAACATAGCCGCCCGTCAGCTTCAGGGCGTCCAGCTGCTTCACCACCGCCGCCGACCCCGGAGCCACGGCCGCAAGATAACGGTCGTCGTCTCCGCTGTCCCCGACTTTGATCGTGGTTGCGCTGTTCAGCCCGTCCGCAAAACGCAGTTCCGACGTATCCAGAAGTTTCGCTCCCTTCGGAAGACGGATCAGGGCGATGGTGTCCCCGACGCCCGCGCTGCTTGCCAGCGTGATCCCGTCTTTTACGATCCGGATACGGCCCCCGCAATCGGTCGGCAGCATCTTGCCGCCCTGCTGCGCCGTCTGCTTCGTGTACAGATTGCTCTTGATTTCGCTCATATCGCACCTCCTTAGCCTTCCTGACAGAAGATCTGCATCACCTTGGCGTCTTCGATGCGCGTCGCGCCGCATTTCAGTTTCGCCAGGGCCTGCCAGTTGTCGTTTTTGTCCGGACGCTGCTTCACCGACATCGTGATCTCCTGCGGAACGCACAGCACCACGCCCGACTTGCACCACGCCGCACACTTACGGCTGAAGCCGCCCCCGGATACCGCCTTCGTCAGACGGTTGCACTTCACGAACGTGAATCCGAGGAACTTGTTCGTCCGCCCCGTGTACAGGTCCTTCATCGCCTCGTACAGACTGTTCCGCACATCGATGTCCTTCAGCAGATCGTCCATCTGCGTCTGCGTGACGGCGATGATCAGTTCGTTCTCCGGATCGTCCAGATCGATGTCCGCTTTCCCGAACGTCGAACGCGCCAGGATCAGCTTGTCCACATTCAGACCCACGTTCGCTCCCCCCTGGCCGCCCGTGGTGATCGCCACCTTCTGCGTCTCCGGGAAAGCAACTTGCGTCAGTCCTTCCTTGCCCTCGTAGGCCACGCCGTCCAGACCGTTCGCAATGATGACGTCGTCGATGATCCGCCCCATTGCGTAACCGCCCATCCGGACAATGTTCGAAGTCGGATCGATGAACAGATTCAGGTCATCCTGCCAGTCCACCATGTCCGCCCACACATATTCCTGCCCGTGGATGGTTCTCCGGTCGAATTCCGTGGGGATCAGCGGAGTATCCCCGTACTTGCTGTCGATCCGCACTGCCGCGGTCGGTTTCACACGGTCGAAATGCCGTTTCTCGCCCTTCATCTCTTCCACCGTCACATACGGACGGAGCAGAGATCCCTTCTGCTGCGCCAGCGAATACACGTTGGCGCCGTACTGCTTGGCGTATACGCCTTCCAGTTCTGCCATGATGCAATCTCCTTTTTCTTGCTTTGGCATGATCTCGCATGACTTCATGATTGCCCGGCACCTGCCGGATCACTCGCCGCCCGTGCCCGGATCGGCTGTACCCCATGAAGCTCCGGATCCGCTGAGGGATTGCCCATCGCCTGATGTTCTGTCTATACTGTAGCATAAACGGCTGCGAATTATTTCCGCAGCCGTTTCAAGTTCATTTCCTCTCGCCGGAAGCCTTCGGTTCCCGCGTTCATTGCCTATTCGGCCTATCCTGGCCTATCCGGCCTATTCCCCCGGTCGGCCTATCCGGCCTATTTTTTCGTCTTCGCCAGCGCCTGCAGCAGATTGTTCACCTCCTGCACACGCGCATGGTGCGCCGGATGCTCCCGCTTGAAATACGGATCGTCCGGATTCTGCGTGATCGCGTTCAGCCTCGATTGCGGATCGCTCACCGTCGCGGCCCCTTCGCCTCCCTTCAACCGGCTTTCTCCGATCCTCTCCCCGATCCCCGCCAGCGCCTTGATGATCGTGTAATTGCTCAGCAGCCCCTTCTCACGCAGCACGTCGGCAAGCCCGAACGTCTGCATGGCTTTGTTGCACTGGGCTACGACTTGCTCGAATTTATCGCCGTATTCCGACTGCAGCTTCGTCAGCGTCTCGTTGTACTCCGCCTGCCTCGCCTCTTCCCTGGCCGTCTGCATCCGCTTCACCCGCTCGATGTCATACGACAGCGCCTTCTCGAAAAGACCCTGACTGAACCCGTTCGCATACGCGAATTTCCGGAACGCCTTCACTTCGTTCTCGTCCAGCTCGATCCCTTCCGGAAGACTCACTTTCCCCGTCTCGTACTTCTCCTCCGTCTCCGGACGCCCGCACGCCTTGTAAAATGCCTCCCGCTCTTCCTGCGTCGCGTTCTCTCCCGGGATCGCCACCCGGTTCGCTCCGATGCTTTTCTGCGCATGAACATAACTCTGCGCCAGCGTCCCGATCGTCTTGATCGAATCCAGACACTTTTCCCCTCGAATGTTTTCCGGCAGTCCTTCACGCCAGTTCTCCGACAGCTCCCCGTTCGATCCGATCATCTTCCCGTAATCGAATGCCCCGCTCTGTGCCGGTGCACCCTCTGCCGGTGCGCCTCCCGTTACCGTCTGTTCCCCGGTCACGCCCGTTTCAACATTCTCGGCTCCTTCGCCGCCCAGAATCGTGTTCTCTTCTGCCATGTTCGATTTCCTTTCACTTCTCAAGTTGTTTGACCAGCGCCGCCACCTGCAGCGATGTCAGTTTATGACGCAGTACAAATTCCCGGAAACCCGGCGTGTTCACACCGTATTCCCTCGAAAACGGAGGAAGCTGGTCGGACGGGATCGTCGAGATGCTGTACTCTTCCACCGTCTCTTCCCCCCTCGGCTCTTCTTCCGGCTCTCCGCCTTCCGCCGCCGCGGCCGGGATCTGCCCCACATACACCGTCGTGTTTCCATCAGTTGTTAAATTTTCCTTGACAACTGGCCTCTCTTCCTCTCGCTCATCCGCTTCGGTTCCCGCGCCTTTCCCAGGAGTATTCCCAGTATTCCCAGTATTCCCAGAACCCGCGCCACTCATCCCATTCGCCTCGCGCTCTGCGTCCCCTCTCTCCTCTCTCATCTCTCCTCTCTCATACCTTTTTTCCCCCAGCCATTCCGCCAGCTTCTTGCTGTGCGCTCCGGCCATTCCCGGCGCCCAGACAGGATTCCCGTCCGCGTCCAGTGTCGCCACCAGTTTTCCGCGCGGAGAATAGATTTCCCGTCCCCGCATCGTGTATTGTTCCTCACTCATCGTCTTCTCCTTTCAAAAAATTCCGTATTTCCAGCACCACGCTCCGCCGTCCCTGCAGATACTCGCTCTTCCGCGCATCCTGACAGAAATCCGCATCGTCCGCATGAGCGAACCGCGCCAGCACCCGCAGCACGATCACGCCGTCATCGCTCGTGAACACCTTCAGAAAACTCTCCCGTATCCTCTTTTGTTCCTCCATACCTTCAGCCTCCTTGCCGCCGCGTCCCTCACTCTCCTCGGCAGCCTCCATCCTCTCGCGCTTTGCGCTATTTCATCTCTCATCTCTCATACCTCATACCTCTTTTTCATCCCCCCAGGATGTTCGGCTTCTGCCCGTTCGTCGTTTCCCCGGATGCAAGGATCGTCTTGCTTCGCCCGTAGGCTTTCGCTTCCTTCTTCCGCGCTTCCCGCGCCACTCCCTGCTGCTCCGCTGCCGTCGTCCTCATCACCGGACTCGGATCCGGATCCGGAGGGGTCGATGCCCTTGCTGTCGTTCCCATCTCGATCTCCTTTCTCTCTGGTTTTTTCCTGCGCCTCCCGGCGCTTCATGTCCCTTACTATATCTCCCGTTCCCCCGAAAAATTTCAGAACCTTCACCACCTCGCCGCCCTCCCGGACCATCTCCGCGCCCTCCAGCACGCGGAACCCGAGCCCCTCCGCCACCCGGATCAGTTTCCGCTCCGACGCCCGGATCGTGGTGTACAGCGTGAATCCCTTCTCGCACTGCAGGATCATCTCGATCGCCGCACGCATGCACGAAAGCAGCTCCGCGCCCGACACCCGAACTCCCTTCCCGGCGAGGAAATGCAGCACCGCACCGTCCCCGCACAGCAGCGTGCAGAAAAACACCCCCAGCGGACTGAACCCGGCGTCCAGAACATTGTACGCCCAGCCATGCTTCACATGCCATCTCGTGACCGCGTTCCGGATCACCAGTCTCCGCTGCATCTTCACCCGCTCAAAATATATCTTCCTCATCTCTCACCTCTCTCCTCTCACCTCATCTCATTCGCTTCCCGCGTTCATTGCCTATCTGGCCTATTTTGGCCTATCCAGCCTATTTCCCGCGCCGCTACATCTTCTTCAGCCCGCCTGTAACCTTTATCCGGTCCGCCGCGGCCCGCACTTCTCCGCAGTATCCCAGCTTCCACGCCTGCGCCGCCGTCCGGAACGCGTCCGCTCCGTGACTGCTCCAGTCATGCAGCGGCTGACTCCGGAAGCATCCGTGCTTCTCGTCCCATTCCTTTTTGTAGGCTTCCAGACACTTCCGCCCCTTGTCCGTCTTCACCTCGTCGAACCAGCAGTACTGCAGCATCTCCCGGCTATTCTCGATCCCGCCCATCACATCCACATTCGTCGGGATTCGGTCGAACCGGATCCCCAGCTTCAGCGCCGTATCCATCCGCGACACCCCGCTCCCCAGCTCACGCACCGCGATGTCGTGCGGCGCAAAATGCCTCGCGTATTTGTATCCCTTCTCCCGCAGCACCGACGCATAGTGCCCCAGCCCCTCGCCGTGGTTCTCGTAGTAGTCGATCACCCGGATCTCCTTGCCGTAAAATTGAAGGAACCAGATTGCCGTCTCGTCCGACATCCCCAGGTCCCACGCCGTATACACCGGCAGATTTGTTTCGTACGGTACAGAACAGATCCGGTTGCTCCGGTAAATATCCTGGAACGCCCGCGAGTAGTAGCTCCCATCCTGGGCCACCTTGAACGCCTCGTCCACATAACTCGGGAATTCGCTCCACATGGCCTCGTGGTAATTCTCTTCCTGCAGCGCATACCAAGCCTGCTGCTCCTCGCTCAGACAGATCCCGTGCCGGTTGTACAGCTCATCGAAGTACGAGAGCAGCCGCGAAGGCACCACCACCTTCTCCGGATCGGCGACGTATTCCGGATTCTCGTGCCAGGGAAAGAAATGCAGCTTGTATTCCTGGGTCGAAAGCTTCCGCCCCGACAGCTTTTTCGACTTCGCCTGCATCACCATGTCGTAAAACGATCCGCTGTTCCCCATCGCCGTGGATTCGATGAAGATGTAGCTCCCCGCATGCACCGCGGGCAGCGATCCCGTCTTGATTTCCGACGCCTTCGCCGGTTGCCGCGCACACACCGGCCCGTATTCCGATACGTGCAGAAACTGGCACGTCCCCGACCGCGCACTCACCATCACCTTGATCGTGCTCCCGTTCGAAAAACTGATCTCCCCGTCCCGGCTCCGGTTCACGATCCGGCACCATGACCGGAACTCCTCCGGCAGATGCTCATACGGATACACCACCTTCCGGCTGAAGATGTCCGCCGCTTTCTCCTTCGTCTCCGCGATGATGACCGCCGTAAAATTCGGCGTCGTCAGCGTCATGTCCAGCCCGATCAGATCGATCAGCGTAGTAAACCCAAGCTGTCGCGCCTTCAAAACGATATTGTACGTCCACATCGCATCGAAGAACGCTTCCTGCGCCGGACGCATACGGAACACCACGTCCGCACCGTTCTCGTCAATGATATGGTACAGATTGTTCAGCCGCCATTTCGGCGATGCCAGACACTCTCTCACTCTTTCAGACCTGCGTTTTTCCATGATCCCACAACGCTTTCCAGTAGAGTTTTGACCTCATCGCCAACTGAATTCTCCACTTCGACTTTCTCCCGGTAATGCTCTGCGTCATTGTTCGCCAGCATGAACCGGGCGAAACTGGCATTCTGACGACCGTCCAGCGCGCCCTCCACACGGTTCGCCGTGATCCGCTGATGGATCATCCGCGCCCGCTCGCCAAGCGCATTCTCCAGCTTCCGCCATCCGTCGAAGGTCCACCGCGCAATGTCCAGATAGCAGCACAGACCCTCGATGCTGTATGGAGCCGGATCACTGATCCACACCGTCCCGTCCTTCACCGGAACTTCCTTCTGCCTCGAATCGCACTTGTCGAAGTATTCCCGGCTCCGCTCCTGAAGGATCGCTGCATCCCAGCTCGTGATCTTCCGCGGTCTCCCGCGTTTCTTTTTCCCCGTTTCCATCCCTTCCACCAACTTCTTTTGCAATATTTCAGCCCTTTTTTGCATTGATTTCATGCCGCTTTACAACTATTTTTCGCCTTTTTTCGGAATTTTATTTGACACCGCTTTTTCCCCCATCCGGAGCTGCCGGAAGCGCCCCTTCCACATACGCCCGGATCGCCCAGCCGGAGATCAGATACCCGCCCCGGTCGCACCGCGCCGCGATCAGCCCCCGCCGACAAAGGAACCGCACCGTGTTCGGATGCCGATGAAGAAACTTCGCCGCCATTTCAGTCGTGTACACCGCATTCTCGTAGAACGGCTCCACCGATGCCGTGATCTTGCCCATTTCGGACCCTCCTGATTTTCACGGGCCGTTAAATCCTATTGACACCACTGATTCACGGCCATTAACATCTATCGCACTTTATCGAAGAATATAGCACATTCGCACTTTCAAAAATTTCCTCCGAATTTGAGCGTGAGCCCTCTCTTTCCGCAAAAATTCACTATTTTGCTTCACGTTTATCGAAGGATAACAACGGCCGATACCGGATATCAACGACTATCAACGGATATTTCACCCAACGCGCGCGCGAGTTGTACAAATATCAACGCCTGACGCATTCTGTTTCAGATACAGTGATGTTTGCTGATTTTGTTACCAAATCCATCCCGCCCGACAAAAATCCGGAAATCCCGACCCCCAAAAACCGCCCCCGAAACCCCTTTAAAATCCGTCATACGATTTGACATACAAGATTAAAACCAAAATACCCCAACGAATCCAATCTTCACGCAGGAAAAAGACAAAAAAATGGCGGAGAGAGTGGGATTTGAACCCGCTAAACCGAGGTTATTTCTCTGTTTGACATACATTCTGTGTCATTATTTTGCGGTTTTCTCCATTTATTCCAATTTAACACCCGGAAGCAGCTGGACCTTCCGCGCCGATGTCAGATCGTGACTGTAGAGATCGGTCATGTTGTCATCGGTATGCCCGACAATTCCCCGGATCGCGTGCCGCGGGATCCCTGCCTCATCACACCGGGTGATAAAGCTGTCCCGGAAGGAATTGAAGACTACCATGCCCTGATCGTTGTCACAGATCCCCAGATCATTAAGCAGTTTCCCGAAGAAACGGCGGAACGATATTGCCTGCGGATCATATGGCCATGCCCCAAGGACACGCTCTCCGTTCCTGGGAAGTTTGGCCAGCGCCTCCATAAGCTGCGGATGGATCGGGATCTGGACCGCCCGCCCGAACCGTGCCGTCTTTGCCGGTGTAGTCGTCAGCACATCCCCATCGATCTGATCCCAGCGCAGCAAAAAGACATCTTTCTCGCGGAGGCCCGTGAACCAGGCGATCAGCGATGCCGATTTCCACGGCTCTGGCGCAGCCTGATAGATCCGCACAAATTCCTCTTCGGTGAAAGGCCTCTGATGCTTCGATGACAGCGTCCGATTCGGGATTTTCGCGAACGGCGATTCATCCAGTCCCGATTCAAGCAGCGTCAGACGGAAAACAGCATTCAAAGCGGATTTGATGTTATTGAAATTCTTTCCGCTGGATTCGTTCGGACACTTCCGGGAAAGATAATCGAAGGCGACCTCCGGCGTGACCTCGTCCATATAAGACAGCTTGATCGATTTCACAAAAGCGCGGAACCGCTTCTTCGCCGTCTCCCCGATTTCCCGATACTTCCCCGCGGTCTCCAGCGCGTCCGAGAGCGCCAGACGCTTCCGCCGATGCACCTTCTTCGGCTTTCCCGGATCATCGGACGCCGGACGCAGCCCCGCCGCCACGTCCAGCCGGATCATGTGCGCTTCCGCCCTCTGATGCAGCCGCGCCGCCCGGTTCTTCGCCATCAGCTCGGATTCCATCGCCCGCGCCGTCGCCAGATCGGACGTCCCCAGATTCACCGTCCTCATCGCATAACGCAGCGTCCCGTCCGGATTCGACATCACCGTCCGGAAATACGCGTGCCAGTACCCCCTTTTACCTCTCTTCCGCAGTGCCATTATAAACGCCCCAATTTCTTCCAGAGATAGCCCCAAGGAATCAGGAGAACTGGAATGGTGAGAATGTTAAAAAATGCCCAAACATCCCGATCGCCAATATGAATCGGAATAACGGGATTGTACAGAATAGCCAACAACAGAAAAACGAACTTCAACCACATCGGGAATTTTTCCAGCATAAGTCCGATCAGTGCGCCAAAGGTCACGATGCGTAAGAACACAAAAAAGCCGTATGGTAACTTCGCATTAAAGATGGTCGTAGCAAAAGCAACGATCAGAAGCAGCGCCGCAGTTCCGGCCAAACCAAG